GCACTTGAAAAAGTTAAAGTACTACCAGATACAGTAAATGAACTGCCTGGCTTTTGAATGACACCATTTAGTGAAACAAGAAGTTGGTTTGCAGAACTTGGTACAAAGTTTGCACTATCTTTTTGTAGTGTGTAACTTGCAGTCGCAGATGCTGTTAAGTTATCTAGAACTGAATATCCACCTACTTCTGGTTGTGTTCCTATAAACGGCATTATCTAATTTCCTTTATAATATGTTTATCCTAAATCAATCTCTGGTTTTGTCGGCCATTTGACTAAACTTACTTTATTATATTTAGTTGGAATATCTCTTAATTCTTGTCTATATTCCACAAACGCTTCAAAGTTCTTGATAGAACCAGCTTTTTCTTTTTCTCTAGTTACAATCCAATCTGTTTCTTGTAACAAACGATTTCTTTCACTTCTAATTCCTCTGAAATCAGTTTCTTTTGCTAATTTTTTTGCTTGTATTTTATCAACTTCATCACTTGGTAAATCTTGTAACCCTACACCATGTATAAAAGTTTTCATTTATGTTCTCCTTATTCCATAAATATCAAAATTTACAACACTAACATTACCATTACTAAAGTTAATTTTTAAATCTGTTATTTGTTGGGTGTTAACAGTATGCAAACCAGTAGTCATATAAAAGCTACCGTGGTCATTACCAAGTGTAGTACCACCCAATTCAGCTATTATCATTGGTATACCAAGACCTAAACCTCTAAAGTTTATACATCTTAATGAACCAGTCCAATATTTACTTGGTGTATTACCAAAGAAAAATTCACCATCACCATTTGTATTATAGTTTCTACCAGCACCAGCTGCGTTAGCTTGTCCCTCAATAAAATAAGGATTGCTTTGTCCACCACCATATGAGCCATTAAATTTAAATTCAACTTCTAAGCCTGAACTTGTAGTAACACTACCTTGTAATCTGTTTACTATAATTAAAAAATTATTATAGTCATCATAATCCATAGACCATTCAAATGTTGTAGCATTAACAGATGTATTGTTTATATTTGTTAAAAAAACTAAATCTGAAACACCACTAACAGTACCAGTAAATGCAAAATTGTCAGCAAGGTTAAGTTCTGTTGCCCCAATCGCATTGGTAGACACTAAACCAGTTTGTATTTTACTTAATGGCATATCATTACTCCGAAGGCGCAGTCGGCCACTTTACATCTTCAAGTGACTTATATGTTTTAGTTATATCACGAAGTTCTTGACGATACTTCTTCCAATCTGCAAAGTTAGAAACCGAACCACCCTCTTCTCTTTCTTTAATTACAACCCAATCTGATTGTGCAAGAATTTGATTACGAACTTCTCTTAAAGCATCTAAATCTGCCTCTGGTTGTGCAGCTCTTAATGCAGCTAATTCTTTACATTCATCTTCAGTTAACGCAATAACATTTTTAGTTTTAGAGTCTGTCCAAACAATTTTTGGATAGAACTCATCTTTGTTATATGTTGCAATTTTTGTTTTATTGTCTACTGAGTATGCCATTTTATAATCCTAAACTTCCATCTATTTTTGCACCATAGACAGTAAAATCAATTAATGTTACATTAGTTCCACCACTATTATCAAGATAAAGACCATAAGCATAAGATGATGAATTTCTTACAGATGTTACACACATACCCATTTGTGTTGACTGATTATGATATCTACCAAATCCATATAAATGTCCGTCTTGTGGAAGATAGTATAAATCACACATCATTGAAGCAGTTGTTGGAGTATTTTTCAGAATATATCCAATACTAGCATTACTACCAGAACCAGTTACCATTCCAGAACCACCACTATGTGAAACATAATTACCACTATAATAACCACTTGTTACTTGATTACCACTAGAGTTTATCCATCTTACTCGTAAATTTGCATTACCAGTACTTTGTGAACCACCTAATCTACCAACTATTCTATAAAGATTAAATCCATCATCGGCCTCATAAAGACCAGTATTAAACTGAAAAGAAGTTGCAGTATTGCTAGTCTGATTATGTTCAGATTTTTTTATCCAGTTGATTCCATTTGAACCAGCATTTGCGAAATCTCTTGTTCTAACACCCATCTTCTTATCCTATATACCTTACGACAATTTCAGCATCTGCTGATGGAGCAGATACGAATGTTAATGTAGTTCCACTAATTGTATAGTCATCAGTAGGAACTAAACAAATTCCATTAACAAATACAAGAACATCATCTACAGTTCTACCAGAGTTTATGGTCAATGTTACATCACTTCCATCGCCTGTCATAGTAGTCTTTGTTGGAAAGTTAATCTTATCAACAGTTACAGCACCAGCACCAAGTTTTGCAGTTGATACAGAACCATCTGGTGGATTAGTTGTTACTTGTGCGAAACTTTTATTAATGACATAGAAGTTCAAACCAGATGCAGGCGCTTCAGTCATAGTAAGAGTTGTACCAGCTGCAGAATAAGCCGCAGTTGGTTCTTGTCTTACGTTACCTACAAAGACCTCAAGGTCATTTGCAGACGCAACTGGATTCGTTAAAGTAAAAACAGTCGTTGAACCATTTGGGGTAAAAGACTGTTTTGGAAACGAACTTACAAAACCTTGTACTGGTGTAGTTCCTAAAAACGGCATCCTTTACTCCTATGTAATTTGCATCAATCCTAGTACTGCATCAAGAGATGTGGCTGCACTAGATTGTACTTTTAATATATCACTTGCTTCTAGTACATACTTCTGACCAGCGAAAACTTCAAGTGTTGTGTTTGCTGGGATTGTAACTTCATTTAGTAATAATGGTGTTGTACCAGCAGATGAGTCTGTTAATTGTACAGTTGCAGTAACAGAATTATCTGTTTTGTTCGTCAATGCAAGTCCTAAAATAATTGCAGTAGTAGCAGACGGACAAGTATATAAAGTTGCAAGGGCAGCGTGATTGACTGAAACTAGTGATGCGTTTTTAAATGTGTTTGCCATATTTTTATCCTAAAGCGATTGCGAGTGCAGTAGCATCATCAGCAGGGTCAAATGTTAATTTTGCTTTTGTTACTGTACTATCTGCAACAGTATTTATAGTGTTTGCTTGTGATAGTTGTATCACTTGAATATTATTAGTTCCACTTGGTGGTGCAGAAGTAAATGTCAAAGTAGTTCCATTTACTGTGTATGCATAACTTGAACCATACCTCTGATAAACATTATCCACAAACACTAAGAAATTATTTGCACTATTTCCAGACGGTGTTTGTGTTAGTGTAAATGCAGTCGTTGAACCATTACCGTTAAACTCATCAATGTGTGGTGATGCAAGTGCAGACACCATTGATGTTGAAGAACGACCAAGATATACAATGAATATTCTTGAACCGTTTGCTGGATTATCTGCAAACGTAATTTTAGGTGTACCAGTTGACAAAGAAATATTGTAAGCAAAACTAGGCTCTTGAATAATACCATCTAATGATACTAGAAGTTGTCCTGCTTGTGCAACTGGAAAATCTAAATCAAAAGTAGCAGTCGAACCAGTACCAGTTAGCACTTGTTTGTCGAATGTACCAAATGTAGGTTCTAATCCAATATAACTTGTCATTGTTTATCCTTTAATCATATTTATTCGTTCTATAAAGATGGTTCAGTAGGCCAAACTACATCATCTGGTGACTCATATGTTTTAGTTATATCTCGTAAGTCTTGGCGATACTTTTTCCAATCATCATCATTTGAAAGACTCACATCTCTAGATTGTGTCCAATCCGAATTAAAAAGTTTTGCATTTCTTTGGGCTCTTAGTAATTGTAATTTTTCTTCTTTAGTCATATTACTCTCTATGTTTTAATAACATACAATACAGCTGCGTTTACTGGTCTTGTTTCATCACCAGTTCTAGGTGTTCCTTGAGAATTTATCTCTTGTGGTGCAGTAGTATTAAAATTGTATGTTGTACCATATGCATTGTTACCAATCGCATATGAAGAATAAGTTTGATAACTAGTACCAGGCGACATAATTGTTTGGTGTTTATGGTCTTGCATTTGGTCATTTTCAATTGTACCAACAGCTGGTGCAGAGAAGTCTGTACCTTTAGCCATATTTGCTGTTCCGTGAGTACCAGTACCTCTAAGGAACATAGCTCTTAAATCTGGAAGATTAAATGTGCTTGAACCATCACCAGCACCCCATGTTGTACCTATAGCAGCATATAAAGTAGCATAAGTACTTCTTGATACTGCGGCACCATCACAAGACAAAAAACCAGAGGGTGATGATGTTCCACCAAAAGGCAAAATCATTCCACTAGGAACAAATATTAAATTACTATCTAGTTTAGCTTGTGTAATTGCATTATTAGCAAGTTTTGCAGTTGTTACATTAGAGTCAGCAAGTTTTGCAGTTGTTACTGCATCATCAGCAATCTTTACAGAATGAACAGAACCATCTGCAATATCTCCAACTGCAACCGTAGTATCTGTATTTAAAAGTTCTGATAAATTTTTTGCGTTACTAGCCATTATACGAAATACCTCGCCATTATATTGGAATTATTTACTGGTGTAAATGTAAATGTCAGAGTTGCACCAGATATTCCATAGTCTGTTGTTGGTTTCATACAAACACCATTATAGAAAACAAACACATCATTGACAGATGCGTTATTACTCAAAGTAAATGCAGTAGTAGAACCGTTACCAGTAAAATTATCTAAGAACATTGATACTGCTCTTCTTGCAGTTGTTCTTACTCCAAGATGTTTCACTTCAATCTCTGCACCGTTATCTGGAGCAGAAGTAAATGTAATCACTCCAGTTGTCGTATTGAGTGAATAGTTAGTAGAACTTTTCTGTAAAATACCATCAACGAATACCATAATTTGTGTAGAGTTTGCTGGAACTTCTGATAAAGTAACAGTCGTTGCAGAACCATTTCCAGTAAATGCATCTGTAGTAAATGTTTTTAAATTGGTTGCAAGTTCGTTCTCACCTACTGAACCAGTTGGTGGTTTATTAAAAATACTTGCAATACCTCTATGAATTACATAAATGGAATCACCATTTGCAGGCGTTCCAGTAAATGCAAGAATTTTTGGTAGATTACTTGCGTCATCATTTATTGTATAAGCGACATCTGGTTCTTGAACAACATTGTTTACAACAACCATGATGTTTTGAGAAGAACCACCAGGCACCTCATTTGTCAGAGTAAAATTTGCTGTAGAACCATCTCCAGTAAAGTCCTCTTTTAAGAACTTTGGACTAACTCTGTTTTCAACTTGAGCGCCTATATATGCCATTTTAAGATACCTCTTGTAGAATACCAGCGATTAAATCAACATTAGCAGCACTTGCATATGCATAAACTTTGTCGTTTGCATTAAGAACAATCTTTTGTCCAGATACAATTTTCAATGTTGAACTTGATGGAATTGTAACATCTTTTACAATGTGATATGCTTTGTAGATTACCTTTGTTCCAGCAGCAGTTCCATCTGATGCACCAGAATTTTGTGCATAGGTAAATGTCGTTGCACTTGGAACAGATGCAACTTTGTATATTCCGTTTACAAATGCAGTTGTTGAACCAGTTACATGAACATACATACCGACACTTAGTCCATGTGCAGAACCAGTTGTTACTGTTGCAACATCACTTGAAGATATGATACTTGTAATTGAACCTAATGTTGAAGAAGTGTCTTGAATAAAACAAGTTAATGATACACTTGCAGTTCCAGTATTAGCAGCATCTAACTCAACTAAGATTGAGTTTACACCACTTGAACCGTTGTTTGCATTGTATACTAACTGTGGGCCTGTCGCATTGTCAGTCGCACTTCCAGTAGATTGATAAAACTCTCCAGCAGATACGATAGATGCAAAAGCGTTTTTAAAATTATTTGCCATATTTTTTTCCTTATCCTAATGCAGTTGCTAATGCGATTGAAAATCCCTCAGTAGAAATTGCTCCCCCAACTGTAGGAAATGTTAAGTTCACAGAACCATTAGTTATATTACCACTAATTGTTGCATTACCAGAAATTGTTACGTTATTTGGTAGACCTATTGTAAGTGTTTGTCCACTTGCAACAGTTTCAATTTCATTAGTAGTGCCAGCAATTGTCAAAGACTGTGTATCTAAGTCAACTGCAAAAGTTCCACTATCACCAGCACCATCTAAATCAGAAGTATTGACAGCAGTATTCAATAATGTTACTGCTTCTACAATGTCGGTTGCTGATGCAATAATACCAGATGCACCAGTAATACCAGCAATATCACCAACGTCAGTTGCAAGTTCATTGAACTCTACTCTAAATTGTTCAAAGGTGTTACTTGGTAATACTTGTCTATCTGCCATCTTTCTCTACCAATTTTACTAATAAATTTTTAATCTCATGCATTTCAGATTTTAATATATTTATCTGTCTTGTTGCATCTCTTAATTCATCTTTTTGTTGTTGAACTGCTCTTGACCGTGTAACAGCGGCAACATATGCACTTCTTGAAGTATTTATTATTGCTTTTGAATTTACATCTCTTACAAGATGTTCGTGTCCTTCAACTTTTAAATACTCTTCACTCATTATGTTGCCAATGCGATAGCACGCAAGTCCTTAATTCTAGGTGGTTGAGAACTATTAGATGATTGCATACGAATCTTGATTGCAAATGCTGTAAACTCTTCTAAGTCATTTGCACTATATTCATATTCAATATGGTCATCATCAGTAGTAGAGTCGTTAGTAACAACATCTGGCCCACCGTTTGTGTTGAAAAATCTGAAACCTAATTCATCAAAATCTGATTCATCATCTGAACGAAGTATCTTAAACATAACTTGTATTTCTGCATTTGCAAATCTTACAGCAGTATGCAACACCTTGAGTGCAGTAGCAGGATTTTTAAGTGTAACTTTTCTTGTTACATAAACTGCTTCTGTACTGTCACCGTCTGGTTCAGTAGGTGCGACAAAATCTGTAGTTGGGTAAACACTAGAACTACTATCAATATTATCAATTCTATTTGCAAAGGCAACAATAGACTTTCTATCCAAGTCAATAATTGGTGATAAGTTTTCTTGAGTTGTTCCCATAACAAGGTCAAGGAAGAATGACTTACTACCACTTAACTCATTTGTTTCGTTAATCTGTGATGCAACCATTTTAGGATTATCAAAGAAGAAGTTTTCACCCAAAGTAATATTTACTTTTTTATTAGCAGCAAGAGATGCAGTATCTAAAGATGTTTCTGCACCGCCGGGCGACCTACCAGAAGTTGCTCTTACAGAACCAGACAACGTAGTGTTTGGGTGAATAATAGTTGGTAACAATGTTTGCATACCATCCATCTGTGCATTTTCAGTTGCGACCACAGCGTTACCACCACCAACCGATACAGATGCGTCAGCACTTGTAGTTGTTGTGATAGTATAGTAATCTAAGTTTTGATTTGCAGTTGCAGTATGGGTTTTATTAATCTGGTCAAGAGGAATACCATTTAACTGATACAACTCAACGGTTGCACCGTTAGCATGAGCAGTTGCAGTAGTACCATCTTGTGCTCTTGTCAAACTAGTAATTGCAGTTGTTCCAGCACCACCACTTTGAGTACCGAACATAATCTCATTACCAATCTTCAAGTAAATTCTAGAAGAAAGATTACTTGCTTCAAAACCAGTTCCAGATGTAAGTGTCAAACTAGTTGCACTATTTGTAATCGCACCATTAAGTGTTGTTGAAGTATCGGACTTAACACCAGAGATAGTTACATTATTCTGGTTTGCAAACATATGGTGGTCATTATGTAAAACCTTAACCACATTACTACTTGCAGTAAATCTAAGTGGGTCATTTTCAAGAGTTCTACTTGGAAGAACATCATTGACCAAAGTCAAAGTACCACTTGTACCAGTTTCAAAACTTGCTCTATGGACAGTAAACTTTAAGTCCTCAAAATCATATGCAGACCATGTGGTATTATTCTGTGATTTGAATAACACACCAAGATATGGTTGTTCAGAAACAGTTCTAGTTCCACCAATATCTGTTTCACCCATTCTTGAAATCCATGCAAAGTATTTGTCAGAATCAGACTGAAGAACAATACAATATTCTACACCATTCCTAACATATACTGGTGAGTCAAATTTAAATGATGTCTGGAAAGATGCATTATTATTAATATTAACCCTAGATAATGTTTTACCAGAGATTGCTCTTAATGATGGTGATGCAACTGTCATTACTGTATCACTAGTAATTGTTGTTACTGTAGTAGTAAGTGCTTGTGTATCTCTTCCTGCTTGACCATCTGTTCCTACATCAGAGTTTCCAGCACCCTCAATGGTGATTGGAGCACCAACAAACAATTCTGTAAACTTTGTATTAGTACCAGTAACAGTAGTTGAACCATTACTCATTGCAACTGTACCATCTTCAAATGGTTGATAAACTTTAGTACCGAAAGGTAACGCCTTTACTGTAGGATAACCATTTTCCATTTCTCTAAGTTGACAAGTTACTGGAATATTTGGGTCTTTACCTTGGAAGAATACATCAATCTTTGTGATATATTCACCACCCTCTGCTTGGGGCATAATAGATTGTGCTAGCGGATCCCACCAACCGACAACTTCATCTCTAGAGTCTGTTCTCGTAACATTCTCTGTAGTAGAAACATTTCTAACCTCAACCCTTGCGTTTCTAGTTGCAATAATTCTTTCTTGAATATTTCTAAGAATACCTCTTGCAGAATAAGTTGCTTGTGCAAAAGTTTCTGGTTCTGGACTAATCTGATTTGTAGCAGAAGAAGTCAATCTGAATACTCTTTCACCAGTTCTAAATCTAGGATTACCAGCAACATTAGGGTCTGGAATTGAGAAGACACCCTCTACTTTACCAAATCCATTTGAGAACATTGCACCACCAGCAGATGTTACAGTACCAGTTCCACCAACAGATGGAGTTACATTTGCAGTAACATTCTGTTTGTCAAAGAATGGATACACTCTTGTTAGAGGTTTAAGACCAGTTACTTTGAACGTAACATTTCTTGCACGAATAAATGGAATAAGTGCAGTTGATATTAATCTATCACCTTCAGACCTTCTATCAATCTGTGGCACAACATTAGTTTGAATACCTTGTCTAGTTCTAGTTCCAGTTTGAGTTGTTGTAACTCTTTGTAAAACTGCACGACCTCTTGGTTGACCTAAGTTAATAAATCTATTTTCTCTAAATCTACCACCTCTTGTTGTTGAAGTACCAGACCATTGAGTTTGCCATGCGTTCCACACAGTACCAATTGCGTTTCTATTCTGTGCAAATACTGTATCAAAGTTACCCTCACGATTGATAATAAGTGCTGGAAGTCTATTTACTTCAAACCACTCATCACCAGATGGACTTAATTCACAAATACCTGCCCATGAGAAATTAAGAACTGGATTTAGATTTTCAATTCTAGTTGCATAAGGTTGTTGAATAGTTACAACTTCAGTATAAGGTAATGTAATTACATCACCAGTTTTTTGATACTTGTCAAGAGTTCTTTGAGCATCAGTAGTGTTTTCCTCTATAAGTGAAACACCTTTCATGAAATACTTTGGTCTTAACTCTTGTTCTTCCATATCAATCGCAACACGATAATCTGGGTGTTGAACATCACCAATTGAATGTCCACCAAAGTTATCAACTAAGAAACCAGATTTAAATCTATCCAATCCATTTGCATCTTGAACTTGAAATGACTCTGCATCTTTTTCTAAAAGAGAAAGTGCAGTATAATATTCTATATTATTAATTCTATCTTCAAGTCTACCAATATCTCTCATGGTATATCGTTTATTAGTTTCTTTTGTTAACTTTGCATCATCAATATCAAGAAGATATGCAGGCAAAGTAATTTCAGAAATCAACATAGACTTTTGTAAATCTTCTGGTGGCTCTGGGTTTTCAGCAGGAGTTCCTTTTTGAATTTTGAACTCACCTTTTTCAGTTAAGAAAAGTAAATCCACACGACCAAGGAAAAATTCAAAATCATATGCGATAGTTGAATTATCTTTTGGAATTAGAATTTCAGATGCAGTACCAACATTGTATGCTCTGGCAGCAAAGTTAAATGAGAAACCAGTAATATTATCAGCAGTATACTGACCACTATTTCTAGTTGCAGTAGTTTTTGCAATATCTCCAACCTTTGGTCTAAAGTCAATTGCATTTCTTAAATCATATTCACCAGTAGGTTCTCTAACCTCTGGGTCAACTCTCGTTGCAGAGTATGTAAGAATATCTTTGTAGTCAATTGCACTATATGAGTCTACTGTAAAGAAATCACCAGCACCGTGTTCAAAGTAATCAAACACTACTGCAATTCTACCAGTAGGTGCAGTTGCTCCTGCTTTTCTAATAATCCTACCGATATCATAAAAGTTATCTCTTTGTCCAGTATCTAATATAAATCTATTTGTAATATTTTTAGAACCAGCAGTCAAAGTTCCAACTGTTGCAGTCGCACCAGATGTTTGTCCAGTAATCGTTTCACCAGCAGAAAACTCTTTTGCATTTTTAACAATATATGTAATTGGACTTGTTGTTCCAATAATCAATGCTTGTGCATTACTTGTACCACCAACAATTCTTTCACCTTTAGTAAACGTACCAGAGATACCAGTTGCAGTAAACTGTGGAAGTGCTGGGTCTGCACTCGTACTTTCTGAGTCAAAGATTGCATGAATTCTAGTTGTATCACCTTTACCAAGTGAAATGTCTTTATCTTTTGCATCAACACCAAACACATGAGATTGATTGTTACCAGAAATATTATTTACAAGAACAATGTGAGCAGGAACTTTAGTTTTAACTTTATGTTCAGCAGCAGTTCTTCTTACAGTAGTTAAAAGTTTTACTTTAATACCAGACGCATTGAAAACAGTTGTATTTGTAATTGTTAATTGATTACCACTAATATTAAAAGATGAAGTCGTTGCAGTAAGGTTTATAACATCTCCATCTGCACAACCACCAGCACTATTGTTATCAAGAACTACTGCAATGTAATCTACGTTAGATGCAGACTGAAATGTTTCATTTGCAGCTGCAGTAACAGCGATTTGTCCACTACCGTTTGAAGTCGTAACGTATTGTCTACGAAGAGTTAATGCAGTAACAGAGTTATTACTATTTGAATCAGTCTTTAAAGTCTTGATATTATTTTTTCTTAATTTACGAAGTAGAATATTTCTATTTGTATCTTGTAGTGCTGGTCTAGTTCTAGTTGCTGGAACAGTAGTTGTAACAGACCCAGGCGCAACTGTAACTGCTAAAGATGTATCAGATGAAATTGTATTTACAATTCTAGTACCAATACCACTAATATTAATTACATCACCAGCACGAAGTTCTGTTAAGAAAGCAGTTCCAAAACCAGTTACAGTTGTACCAGAACCAGCAGTTGAAACTGTACCAGTTAAAGTTTTTGTTGTATTAAGAACAAGGTCAGCAGTAAAATCTTCATCAGAGTTTGTTGGGTCATCCATGAAAACTTGTTTAACTTGGTCAAACTGTTTTTGTTCAACACTAGATACGGTCAACGCAGAATTATTACTTGCTTTAATTTGTCCATCAGTTTCATCAGATGAGGAAGACAATAAATTATCTGTTGTTAAGAATGTTCCCACAACATTTGTAAGTTGAAGAATTGTATTTTGAAGTGCGTGAATAAATCCAGTTGCACCAGAAACAGAACCAGTAACCTTTGCACCTTGAACACAATGACTAGCATCTGGTGTACCACTTAAAACAACATTCGTAAACATACGAATATCAAAAAGATATAAATTAAATTGAGCTACTTGGCCACCAGAACCACCATGTGCCAATTTATTATCAGAGTTTGCATCAAGACCAGATGCGTGTTCAAATGCTCTTGCTCTTGCTACACCGATATCTGCACCAGCAGCAC